TCTTCATGCAGTTTTTACCCAGCACATCATATGACCATGGGCGAAGGTGGATACGTGGCCACAGATGATGCTAACACTGATGTAATTCTTCGTAGCTTCCGTGAATGGGGTCGTGGATGCTATTGTGTAGGGCCCGAAGCTAACAAGCTAAAATGTGGAACGTGTGGCAAGCGTTTTAAAAACTGGATTCCTACTCTGCCAGACGAAATATTTGATCACAAATATGTATACGATGAAATTGGATATAATCTCAAACCCATCGAACTACAATGTGCCATGGGCTTAGAACAACTTAAAAAATTACCTGAGATTCATGCACTACGTAGACGAAACCATGCTCTTTTATTCAGCATCTATGAAAAGTACGAAGAATACTTTCACTTACCCCGAGCACAAGATAAAAGCGATCCTAGTTGGTTTGCATTTCCATTGACTGTGAGGAAAGATGCGCCATTTAAACGCAGTGACATTGTGGATTATTTGGAAGAGAATCTGATTCAGACTCGTCCATACTTTGCTGGCAACATTATGCTACAACCCGCATACAGCCATTTGATGGATCCTGCACAGGCCAAAGATCTACATCCCAATGCCACACATGCAATGACGCACACTTACTTTCATGGCACAAGCCCAGTTATCATCCCTGAGCAGATTGCCTACAGTGGTGAAAAGGTCGATGGATTTATGAGTTTGTTTGTATGAAAAAATTAAGTATTGCTGCCGCTAATATTGACGGCCAACCCATGTTTAAATACTTGGATCGAGCTAGGCAACTAGAAGCTCAAGGTCGAAGTATGATTCACATGGAGATTGGCGATCCTGATTTCAATACTCCGGATAATATCACCATGGCAGCAGTACGAGCTTTAACAGAAGGTCGCACTCATTATACCAGCAGTTGGGGTGAGCTAGAATTTAGAGAAGCTATACGTGTTGCTACATTTAATAGTAGACACTTTATGCCCGATTTAAATCAAGTGTTGGTAGTACCTGGCGCTAATGTCGGCATATTTTATGCCGTGTTTACACTATGTGATCCAGGATATGACGTGCTGGTTCCTGATCCTGGATTTGCTACTTATTACAGCACAATTAAGATGTGCGGTGCAAACGCTGTTCGAGTTCCTTTGAAAGAAGAACACGGGTTCCGTATGCAAGCAGATGACGTGCGTAAACTGATTACGGATCGTACCAGACTGCTGATTATTAACAGTCCCAATAATCCCACTGGCGCAGTAATGTCAAAAGAAGAGCTCAAAGCTATCTACGACCTATGCGTTGAAAAGGACATTTACTTGTACAGCGATGAAATTTATAGTCGAATGATTTACGATGACTATGAATTTACAAGTCCCAGTCAATATGATAAGTGTAAATCCCATGTTATATTAAGCAATGGATTTAGTAAAGCATTTGCCATGACAGGGTGGAGATTGGGCGCACTAATTGGTCCCACTGAAGTCATGGAACGTATGGCTGCATTGTTGCAAACTACTAGTAGTTGCGTCACTCCTTTTATTCAACATGCTGGCGTTGAAGCAATACGTGGAACACAGGATTCTGTTTATAGAATGATGGCCGAATACCGAAGTCGGCGAGATATTCTTGTCAAAGGTCTCAATGAGATACCAGGATTTCGATGCAAATCTCCAGGCGGCGCATTTTATGTGTTTCCTAATATAGAGGAAACAGGCCTCACTGACATCGAAGTATGTGAACAATTAATGGATAAAGCAGGAGTGGTAACTGTTCCGGGCAGTTGTTTCGGGCAGTATGGGCAAGGTCATATTAGGCTTTGCTACGCCACGGACACTTATAGTATAATGAGTGCAGTTAACCGAATTAAAGAATGGGCCAGTAAATTATGAGAGTATGCGATTGGATCGCCGAATATTTGTATCAAATCGGAGTTAAACGTGTTCATGGATTGATGGGCGGCGGGGCCAGTGGACTTAACGACGGCTTTATCAAAAATGGAAAGATAGGCTATGTTTGCTATCATCATGAACAAGGTGCTGGTCATGCAGCCATTGGCGAAAGCAAATTTACAGGACAACTAGCAGTAGTAAACCCTACTACAGGTTGTGCAGGTACCAATTGTGCTACCAGTGTTCTTAATGCTTGGCAAGACAGTGTGCCTGTTTTGTTTATCAGCGGTAATGTTCGTTTGAATACTTGTAGTGGCTATATTAATCAAACCAAAGGTGTTAACATTCGCAAGTATGGTATTCAAGAGCACAACGTTGTGGGTACATACAAGTCAATGACTAAAATGTCTCATTTTGTTATGAGTCCCGACGAAGTTGCATATAGACTACAGGAAGCAGTTTGGAGAGCAACAACGGGCCGGCCAGGTCCTGTTTGGATTGACATTCCTGGAGATGTCCAAGTGGCGCAAATGCCTGAAAATCCTTCACAGTTTCAACCACCCACAACTACACTTAAACTACAGGACTATGCTTTAATTAAAGAATTATTGAGTAAAGCCGAACGCCCTGTTGTATTGGCGGGCTATGGTATTAGACAGGCAAATGTAGTTGATAATTTTGTTAAGTTTATTGAGAAATATCAAATTCCTTATGTAAGCACGTATGGTGCTAGGGATTACACAGAAGACCGTCATCCATTGAGTATTGGGGCAGTGGGCATCAAAGGTTCAAGAGCTGGAAACTTTGCCATGCAGAACGCAGACTTATTGCTAATTCTAGGCAGCAGTTTAAATTCTAGTGTTGTGGGATATGATCCCACACAATTTTCTCCGGCAAGCACTAAAATTCTTGTGGACATCGACTGGAACGAAATAAACAAAAACATTGTATCAATTGATTACAAGTATAACGATTATTTGGAAAACTTTTTTGGGGCTATGCTATGACGGGACACAACTGGATTCAAAAATGCAACGAATGGAAAACGAAATGGCCTGTGATGCAAGAGGAATATCGTCCTTCTGGAAATGATTTTCAATTGAACATTTATGCTGTGCTAGATGCAATTAATCAGCATAGTTCAGCCAATGATATTTTAATGGGCGATGCTGGCAGCATTAGCTATGCAGGCCCGGTGGCACTCAATGCCAAACAGGGACAACGTTTTATTTTTAGTCCTGCTCAAGCAGACATGGGGTGGGCATTGCCTGCTGCCGTTGGAGTAAGCATGGCCAGTAATCAACCTGTTATCAGTATCATAGGCGATGGCAGTTTTATGAGCAATGTTCAAGAATTGGCTGTGGTCAAGCAACACGAACTAGATATCAAATTTGTTATATTAAACAACAACGGTTACTTGAGTATTAAAAACACACAACAAAAATATTTCAATGGAAGAGTGTATGGTACCAGCGGTGAAACTGGTTTATGGTTTCCCAGCATGAAAAATATTGCTGTGGCATTTGGCATGCCTTGTGTGGATATCAGAACAAAAGAAGATCTACGTCTTCATTTCCCCAATGCCCTTAAGAAAAAAGGCCCAGTCATTATAGACTGCCAGTGTCTCAATGAGCAAGAAATATTGCCAGCCCAAGCATTAAAAGATGGTAAACAAGCTGGCTTACACGACATGACACCATTCCTCAGTGAGGCCGAATTAGAGCAAGAAATGATTGTCAAAATTGATTAAATGCCATTGATTTAATTTAAATATTTTGCTATAATAGCAGTTCCACTAATCCAAAAAGGAATTGCATGTTTGAATCAATTGAAATTCGTAAAGCCGCTAATGGTTTTATTCTGGTTGTCAATACCGAAGATGAAGCCAAGGAATATGTTTACGATACTAGCCGCAAACTAATGCGAGTTATTAAACAGTATATTGATGCCGATAATAAATCGGAAGAGTAATACTTAAGTATACGTTAAAAATATTATTTTTATAATGATTTAACAGGCCAAATTTTGGTTGACCAATATTCCCTAATTTGCTATAATATTGGAATAGTAAGCAACAAGAGGAAACAAAATGGCTCGATACACTCCGGTTAAGATTTCTACGTTGGAATTGGCTACTCTGTCTTTTGCGGCATTTCGTCATAATCAGTCGAACGTTCGCAAGGATCCAACTTACTTTGACAAAGTCACAGATTCTGTGGTGCCTGTGACTCCTAATAAAGTTTTGATGCGTGAAGGTAATCTTCAAATCACTGAGCAGGATCGCACAGATGCTCAGTCGGCTATGGAGACGCTGACTCAGGATCGCGTGATGCGAATCCTTAAAGGACTCAAAGTTGCCGATTTTCAAAATACACTGACTAATCTTGTGGGGCAGACTGAATGCACTATGAACGATGCAGGACTTATGGCATTTCTTCCTTCAATGGCTGATCAAATTTGCCAGCGTCAAGCTCGCGAACAAGAAGTAGCAGAATTGGCTCACACCAGTGAATTTTTGGGTCGAGTGGGAGACAAAATTACTGTGGAAATCACGGTCATGAATTCCCGCTATGTTCAGCAGTTTGGTTGCTGGTCTGTGAATGCCAAAGACAGTGCAGGCAATTTGATTTCTTACTTTACTAGTAAGGAAGAATGCACTCGTAGCGGCCGTTATACTGCTAAAATTAAACGTGTTGAAACTAGCAGTTTCCATAACGGTGCCCGTGTTACCACGCTGAATTTTGTCAAATTTGCTTAAAAAATAGACAAAAATGTGTTGTTTTTAAACAACATTGTAATAAATACCCTATCAAAATGTCGGGTAATTGACCGAAATTGATAGATTTGCTATAATACATGTATTGCAGTTAACAACAGGAGCTAAAAATATGTCAAAAGCAACAATTCTTATTCGCAAGGGCACTTACCGCAACAAACCCGTTGACGGTATGATTTTTGAGCTTGTCGAGCAGTACAAGAAAACTGCCAATGGCGGCCACGTCACTGTTCGTAATGGCGGTAATTTTCCCGACATGCCTGACACTATCCGTATCAAAGTTGGCGGTGTTGCTGCCTACGAATTTGTCACTGGTAACGAAATGGTTCAGCACGATATGGAAGTGCGCGAAGCTGTTGCCGCTGAGACTGACGAAGAAGTCATTGCTCGCATCCGTGAGCGTTTTGATATTCTTGACGAAATGACTAAGGCTGCTACTAACGGCGATATTCGTGCTATGATTGTCAGCGGCCCTCCAGGCGTTGGTAAGAGCTATGGTGTTGAAACTATTGTGGAGAAAGCTTGCCTGTTTGACCAGATTGCTGGCAAGAAACTTCGTGCAGAAGTTGTTAAAGGCAGCGCCACTGCATTGGGTCTGTATTGCACTTTGTACAAGTACAGCGACCCCAATTGTGTTCTTGTGTTTGATGACTGCGACAGTATTCTGTTGGATGACGTTGCACTGAACTTGCTCAAGGGTGCGCTGGACAGCGGCAAGAAGCGTAAGATTTCTTGGCTCGCTGACAGCAACATGCTTCGTCGTGAGGGTGTGCCAGATCAATTCAACTTCAACGGAAGTGTGATTTTTATCACTAACTTGAAGTTTGATACTATGAAGTCGCAGAAACTGCGGGATCACTTGGATGCACTGCAAAGTCGTTGCCACTACTTGGATCTGACTTTGGATACCATGCGTGACAAGTTCCTGCGTATCAAGCAGATTGCCACTGACGGCGCATTGTTTCAAGACTATGATTTTGGCGACATTGGCCGTGACGAGATTTTGGAGTTCATGGACTCTAACAAGAGCAAGCTTCGTGAAATGAGCCTGCGTATGGCACTGAAGATTGCAGACCTGCGTAAGAGCTTTCCTTTGCGTTGGAAGGCAATGGCAGCAACCACTTGCATGAAGTCTGCTTAAACATGGACAATGACAAGGCCTTCTTTGGCACAATACTAGCCATGATGGCCTTGTTATTTGGACACCCAGTAGTGGCATTGTTAATTTTTTTGATTGCGGTAATGTAATGAGCGGTTATCAAACAATTTTGCGTATTCGAAAAATTGAGGAAACTGTAAACAGACTTGGGTTCATGTTGGCTAATTCCAAACATGGGTGGGATCACAATGACCCTGACACGATTGCCCTCAAACCACGTGACGAGGATGCATTGCCAGTCTACACTCGAGATGCTGAAGTGTTTCATGGTACCTTGGAACAATTGGAAGTTTGGTTGCGTGGTGTAGAATGGGCCCGAGAATATGATCGTATGATTCAATTGACAAACGATAAAAAAAGAACTGCCGCAGAAGACAAAGAACGAACTAGGCTTCGGTTGGCAAAAGAGCGCCAAGAAAAACGTAAAGTACTTGCCATTCTATCGGACAAGTCCGAAAGAGAAGTTAATCGTAAATTTAAGGTATAAAATATATGAATACATGGGTATTGATTTTGTTTGTTCATGCAGGTATGTTGTCTGACAAAGACAGTATGGCATTGACCAACGTTCCAGGCTTTGCCACCGAAGCTGTCTGTCAGGCTGCTGGTAAACAGACAGGGGCTCTCACCAAACGGACTACCAAGGAAGTTAAGTTCGTCTGTGTTAAACAAGGAAACTAAACAATGGTAAAAGTTATACAAGTGTGGTTTACTGTATCAATTATAATCGGTGCACTGATTTATCTTTGGTCTATTTCCAATGGAAAAGATCGATGGCAATTGACTAAAATTGTTTTAATTGCTATACTGTGTGGACTGATTTCAACAATGTTCCTTTCACTGATTTATATTTTGTTTTAACTATGTATAAAATTACACTAGAAGTTCTTGGTCGACTCGCTTATGTTATGTTGGGGGCGACTATCACAATCATTCTTTTTACTAATGGAGTTATTTAATGAAACGTATTTTTACTCTCTCTATTCTTGCCGCCGCAGTTCTTGCTACAGGTTGTACTCGTATCGAAACTGGTGAAGTTGGTGTTCGTGTTGGCTTCGACAAACAGGTACAGCAAGGAGAACTTTTGCCCGGCTCGTTCAATCAAGTATTGATTGGAGATGTGCTTACATTCCCAATTAAGGACGTTAACGTCAAACTGGATGACATGACTCCTGTGGCCAAAGACAACAGCACTATGAAGGACTTTGATGCTGTGGTTATCTATAACATCAACCAAAGTCAGGTTGCCGAACTGTATAGTCAAAAGAGTCAAGCATTCCATGCTCGACATAACGGCGACATCTACTTGATGTACAACTACATTGTCCAAACTACTCGTAATGCTATCTATAAAGAAGCACGTAAGTACGAAGCATTGGACATGGCAGACAATCGCCAAGTCATGGAGCAGGCAATTAAAGAGCAGATTCAGAAGTCGTTGTCTGAAGAAAAGCTGGACGGTAGCTTGATTATCGGGCAAGTGTTGATTCGTAACATTGTACCAGCTGATTCAGTTGTGGCATCGGCTAACGATTTGGTTCGTGCTAAGAACGAATTGAAACAAAAGGAAGTCGAAGTGAAGACAGCTAAGATGGAAGCTGAACGTATGCAGGCACTGAGTAATCAAGGTGCTCAATCAATTGCCTATATGCAAGCTCAGGCTATGATGAATATTTCCGAAGGTATTAAAAACGGCAAGGTGCAGACCATTGTTGTGCCTGCTAACTTTAACGCATTGATGATGCCCAAGTAATATGAAAATCGGTCTAAGCTATAGTCGCTGTGTGCGAGACATCGTAGAAGGCAATGTTGATATCGGCGATGTCTTGATAATCATTGCTCGAACAGATTTTGATCCACGCGATGATGCACAATGGTCGGGGATTTGGTCTGGCTATCATGGCGGCTCGTTTTTTAACACAAACATGGAATGGGGCGCCACTGAACATACTGAAGAAGAATTTCGTTCAGTTAGTATAAAACTTTGGGACTCAGGAAAGCTACACCAGCCGCGAAAGTTTGGTGCCCGTCCTCCCCGACTGCCTTACCACTGGGTGGAAACTGTCTTAGTTGGCGAAGATCTTGAAAATAATGTAGCAGTAAAACAAGCCTGGGATCAATTTCAAATTCTTGCAGGCTTGTCTAATGTTAAATTAAATAATCAAGCATATTAATTTTTTTCGGATCGCCTGTTAATCAGTTAGCTCCTGTGGCGATTCTTTAAAGCCTTGCGTAAGCAGGGCTTTTTTTTGACTTTAATTTAGCCCAGATAAGTATTTGCATGACCCTTAAAGACATTACTAAAGATCTGCACCAACAGGCTGAATCTACGCAGTTTATGCGAGCTTTGTTTGATGGTAAGTTAAATCCGGAAGTGTGGATAGATTTCACATATCAAAAAACATTGTTCTATAATACCATAGAAGGTGCGGCCGGATCATGTAGATTGTTACACGATTTGCCTGACATACGCAGGGGATTTAAAATTTACCAGGACTATTGTGCAATGACCAGCAATAGTTCTACCAAGTATCATTACAGGTCATCGGTAGTAGATTATCACAACTATATATTAAGCATTAACAAGGATCCCGATTTAATCATGGCTCATTTATATGTATGGCACATGGGCGATCTTTATGGCGGGCAAATGATTAAGCGTATGGTGCAGGGATCGCATATTGCGTTAGAGTTTGAAAACAAAGAATTATTGATTCAAAATATCAGAGCAAAATTGAATGCGGAGACCATGGGACAAGAAGCTCGTAGAGCTTTTGAATGGTCGATAAAGATATTGAAAGAATACGATAACATCGTTCAGCCTGAGCATCAATAATTTGACTACGTGTTTAAATACTGTTATACTACAACAGTATGACGAATCCTACTTTTCAATTTGTTGAAGACTACATAGAGCTTATTGGCGGCTATAGAACCGCTGATGGTAAAAAACTGGGTCTGTTTCAACAAGTGCCCAGCCCAATTAGCCTTGCAAGGTATGATGTGGCAATTATTTCTAGTTTGTCATCACAGACGGCTGAAATGAACAAGCCTTTAACTGATAAACAAAGTCAATTAGCGATTAAACTAGTAGAAAAGTATCGCAGGCAATTGGGCAATCTGACTCCTCCTATAATTTTGCCAGAAAAACTAGACAAGTTCAGACTAGGAATTAGAGCAGTCGATCGTACTAAATCCGTTTTCATTGAAGACAATCAATTTATTTTAAAATTTCCATATGACACTAAATTAATAGACATGGTAAAAAAACAAGCCAAAGTGGGCGAGGGATCTATGTCTTTTGATTCTGACAGAAAAGTTTGGAAATTAGGAATGACCGAACACATGTTAAACTGGATAATGGTAGTCTGTCCTGCCAATGATTTTTTGATTAATGAATCTGTTAGCTCGTTGTATCAAAAAATGTTGGCAGTTGAAGAACAAGACTATAACATATGTCTTACTGTAAAAGATAATGATGTAGTGATCACCAATGCACCCAGCAGTCTATTAGAATTTATAGAAAAATATGGCGGGCTACGTTATAATAATCTATTAAGTTTAATTGACGCCAGCAGTGTGCTGGGTTACTCAGTGGACAAGCTTTTATTAGAGCAATTAGAAAATTTGGACTATGGATCTAATAGAGATTTTGTTATTAACAAAAAAACAGTATGCTCTAAAGATGCTGTAAGCTTAGATACAATCTTGAATTATGCTAAAAAAGTAAATAGGTTGCCCATACATGTATACGATATAGGTTTACCTAAGAATAATACAAATGACATTGTCTATTTAAATAGGGGTGTTAGTCCAAATATAACTCCGAAGTTATTAGTATCTTTTACTAGTATGATGATAGGCAGTAAAAAACAAAGTTGGGTATCCAACGCTGAAAAAATTATAATCCTAGAATGAAAAAAGCATTATTAACCATCCGCGACGAAGTCAATGTAAAAATTGAAGGTCTGGATTTAACTGATCGTAAGAAACTAGTTGAAAAATTTAAGTATGAAATACCTGGCGCCAAATATTTGCCAACGGTCAAATTGGGACGATGGGACGGTAAAGTTTCTTACTTTAATTTAGGTGGCACTACATACATTAACTTGTTGCCAGACATTCTTCCTTTCTTAGAAGAACAGGGCTATGACATTGATGTAGATGATGTACGTGAATACAGCACTACATTAGAACTTGGACAAGTGGTCGAAGACAGTTTCTCTCAAAGATGTTGGCCCAACGGCGAACCTATTATTCTACGAGACTATCAAGTTGAAATCATTAATAAGTTCTTAAAGAATCCGCAATGTGTTCAAGAAGTGGCCACAGGTGCAGGTAAAACTATTATGACTGCGGCATTGAGCACAAGTGTGCAACATCTGGGCCGTAGCATTATTATTGTCCCCAGCAGGAGTCTTGTAACCCAAACTGAAGCAGACTATAAAAATATGGGATTAGATGTTGGTGTATTATATGGGGACAGAAAAGAATATACCAAACATCACACAATCTGTACTTGGCAAAGTCTTAATGCACTAGTTAAAAATACAAAAAACTATGAAGCAGATGTGACCATACACGACTTCATTGAAGATGTTATTTGTATTATGGTAGACGAAGCGCACAGTGCCAAAGCAGATGCATTAAAGTCTATGCTGACCACTATATTTGCTCAAGTACCTATTCGCTGGGGACTAACTGGAACGATACCCAAAGAGGAATATGCATTTCAAGCTTTACACTGCTGCATTGGTCCCACAGTGGGTCAGTTGAGCGCACGAGAATTGCAGGAACAAGGCCATTTAAGCAACTGTCATGTTAATGTAGTGCAAATGGTGGACTACGTAGAATATAAAGACTATCAACAGGAACTTCGATATCTATTAGAAACCGAAGACCGAATAGATTATATTGCTACCCTAATAGGTAAAATTGCACAATCAGGAAACACATTGGTATTAGTTGACAGGGTTGATCCAGGAAAAAAATTAGCCAGTAAAATACCAAATGCAGTGTTTGTGTCGGGGGCTACTAAATCAAAAGCAAGGAAAGATGAATACGATGAATTTGCGATTACTGATGACAAGATTGCTGTGGCGACTTACGGTGTGGCCGCTGTGGGTATTAATATTCCTAGGATTTTTAATCTGGTTCTTGTGGAGTCCGGAAAAAGCTTTACAAGGGTTATACAATCAATTGGGCGAGGCATTAGACGAGCTGAAGACAAGGACTTCGTCCAAATCTGGGATATAACCAGTACCTGTAAATTTGCTAAAAGACACTTGACCAAACGTAAACAATTTTACAAAGAAGCCAACTATCCTTTTAGTATAGAGAAAACCGAATGGCAGAGTTGACTTACGCTGACAAAGATATTATTATAACAATATGAGATTATTAACATTAGAAAACACCAGCTACGAGCTTAACGAAATTCCAGAAGAAGTAGATGACATTAGATTCTGTGTACTAGACAATTCCGACCCTAAAGAACCCGATTATTTTTTTATACCCCTTATCTTTTTAGAAAGTTTTAATAGTCCGGCATTGGTCCTTAAAATAGGAAACAGCATAATCAAAATGCCCATCGATTGGCAACTGTTAATTGGTGAACCTGACTTAGGAGATCTCGAAGTAGTTCCATTAACATCTATTAACGACAGGGGATTTAGTGCATTTGCGTTTAATCCTATGGCCAGTTTTAAACCTGAGTTTTTTCCAGTTGAAGTAGTAGACATTTATCAAGATGTAAAATGGTATTTCCCTAAACTTAAACCTGGACAAATGTTGGCAGTGCCAATGGAGACAAATAAAGATAAACCTTTATGTGTTTATTTTGTCAAAGACATCAGTCGTCAAAGCGAAGTAGTTAACTATACAAAGGCATGGTAAAATGGCCAAATATACAGAACCGGAAATGTTTCAAGTATTCGATAGGCTAATTCGAATTTATTTAGAAAGTTACCCTGATGATAAAGAAGCAATGACCAGATTTATGAGGTGGTCGTTCAGTCAATACGGATACGATTTTAAATCTACTTTAAACGATGAGTAGTCTTAAACCCGGGGCTACATACATTTACGAACAAGCCAACGGTATAGTCTATGCCAGGGAAGCTCATTCATTGGAAAGAATAGAAATCGGCAGAACGTCTGACAGAGTTAAGAACGATCAATTGGAATGGGATTTATGGAAAGAAATAGTTGAGCAAAGTAAATTTAATCCTGCTTTACAATCAGAGCTAGAACGTGTTAAAATATTTTATCTTTTAATGAAGGGGGATGCAGTAGAAATACAGCATCATCCAGTATGACAGACAAATTAAGCATCAACAATGAAATGGCTCAGCTCGACACGAAAAATCGAGAATTTTATGATGAGCTCACAGAAGAAGAACGTAAAAAATTCAGCACGTATCTCATGATGAAGTATAGTGCCAATGTAGAAGGTAGCACAGATTTGCAAGCTTGGTATTTGTTAGCCAGCAACGAACGAGTTAACATAAATTTTTTCGACTTTAATAAACATACTAAACTGCAATGGCTATCTTGTACTGCTGTCAGTCCTGGCATGGGCAAGCAAAGACACTATTGGCTAAGTTCTAAGAAAAAAGAAGGCAGTAATACAAAAATAATTAAGTTTTTAACTAAACTTTATCCCACTTTAAAAACAGATGAAATTGAACTTTTGGCTGAAATAAACACAGAAAAAGAAATCAAAGAATTGGCTAAAAATTTAGGCATGACTGACACCGACATTAAAAAGGAACTAGGGTGAGTTTTGTTTGCAAATATTGCAATAAATCGTATTTGAAAGAAAGTACACTAATTGCACATATGTGCGAGCCTAAGCGTAGGTGGCAGCAACAGAATGAAGCAGGGGTGCATCTGGGTTTTAACTCTTATCTAAGATTTTACGAAATAACTCAAGGGAGTGCAAAACTAAAAACATACGAAGATTTTGCAGCTTCATCTTTTTATCTGGCTTTTGTAAAATTTGGCAGACACTTAGTTGCTATTAGAGCAGTTAATACTAGCAGTTTTACTGATTGGTTAATAAAAAATAATAAAAAATTAGACCATTGGTGCAAAGATGCACTATACTTAGAGTGGTTACATCAGTATATAAAAAAAGAAAATGTACAAGATGCCATAGAGCGGGCATTAAATGAAATGCAAACATACGCAGACTCGGATAGTATTTTACAAAATAATTTTGCTAATTACTTTAGGTCAGGATCAGGAAATAGAATAGTATACCATATTTCCAATGGAAGAATAAGTCCATGGATAGTCTATAATTGTAGCAGTGGAATCGAATGGTTAAGTAATCTAAATAATGAACAACTTAATGTAATTATGGCGTGGATTGATCCGGAGTTCTGGCAGAAAAAATTTAAAGATTATGCAGCAGATGCAGAATGGGTCAAAAACATTTTGTCTAATGCAGGTTTATGATTAGGGTAGAAATCTCTTGGGTTGATCGACGTCACGGTGCCGATCAATCGATATTTTTACATCGATGGTGCAAAGAACAAGGATTATATATGGGTAAAGATTATAATTGGCAATTCAAACCCGATGAAAATGTAACTGTATTTTATTTCGAAGATCATATAGAAAGTTATGCATCTTTATTTGCATTAAAATGGAAAATGGTTCAATGATATTATATTCAAATAGTTGTAGCTATGGTGTTATGAGCACAGGTAAAACTTACAGTGATTTTATTGCAGAGAAATTTAATTGTGAAGTTGTTAATTCTGGACTTCCGGGTTGCTGTAATGATAGGATTGTTAGAACTAGTGTGAGAGATTTGCTTGAATTAAAAAGTAAGCAAACAGATATTTTTGCATTAATCAGTTTTACTTCACTTTATAGATTTGAATTTTGGAACAACGAAAAACCTGCAATAGAAAATGACGGCCACTTTCGAAGTTTGCAAATCAGTTCTTTAAACAAGGACAATTACAATAGTCCAATTGATAATATTCTAATAGAAAAATATGCCAGTAGTTGGTTTCAACTTTACGACGACGAAGCGCAAATTTGTAATTTATTTTCTAAAATTGTTTTGCTGACTAATTTTTTGAAAAATAATAACATTGGATATTTAATTTGGTTCGGGCCGATGAATTATAAAACTGTGGATTACACTACACCCTTTATTAAAACTTTTTACCAAGACATTTTTAATAATAAAAATATAATTAATTTTGATCAATTTAGTTTTTCCCATTATTGTAGTGTTACTAAAGGGCATGTTCCATATGATAGTGAAAAATACGGAATTTACGGACATCACTGTGAACTAGCTCATAAAGATTTTGCTAACTATCTATTAGAGAATTATATTAAATGAAATTTAAGTCAGACATTGATATAGATTTTGGAAACAGAGAAAAAATCTTATCCTTAATTAAACATACGCCTGCTAGTATAAGTCGTGATGACAAACTAGCTAAACATAACACGGGAGTTTACTTTACAGAAATTCCAATCGACCCTTTTACAGGACTGTCTAATTTAGAATACCATACAGCGGAAGAACGAGGTTATTTAAAATTAGATTTTTTAAATGTAGGAGTGTACCAGCAAATTCGCGATGAGGATCATTTAACTCAGTTACTAAATCAACCTCCAAATTGGGAAAAACTTTACGATCGAAAATTCTGTGAGCAGTTAATTCATATCGGCAATCATTACGATACTTTAATTAACATGCCCGAAGCTGTGACTAGTATTACTAGAATGGCCATGTTTTTAAGTGTAATTCGACCAGCAAAAAGACATTTAATCGGGCAGTCATGGACTGAAGTTGCTAAAACTGTATGGAATAAACCTGCAGACGATAGTTATTATTTTAAAAAATCTCATGCTGTGGCATATGCACATCTTGTAATCGTTAACATGAATTTGAAGGAATATCAAAATGAATATCAAAATATTAACGGTATTTTCACCGGG